CAAGTTGAACAAGTAGCTATTGATGAGGTTCCGTCTGGAGAGATGGAGCAACCTCAAGAAGTTACTCAAGAAAGACCAGATTGGCTTCCAGAAAAATTTGAAAGACCAGAAGAGCTTGCAAACAGCTATCAGGAGCTTGAAAGAGCTTTTTACTCTCGTAAAGATCAGCTCAGACAGCAGATCATAAGTGAGATAAACGAAGAGGCTGTTTCCTCTGCTCCAATTAGCCCTGCTGATTACGATATTCCTGAAGTTGAAATCAACGGTATGGATATAAGCGTTTCTGAAGATGATCCAATGTTGGGCTGGTTTAAGGAAAAAGCTCATTCATTAGGTATGTCTCAAAGTGAATTTGACACAAACGTAAAAGAGTTTTTGCATATGCAAATGACTCAAGGTCCTGACTGGAATGTAGAATCAGAAGCTCTAGGGGAATATGCTGACAAAAGATTGGAGCGTGTTGATCTTTGGGCAGATAAAAACCTAAGCGAAGAAGCTTATGCTGCGTTTGCTGGTATTCCGGCTTCTGCTGCAATGGTTCAGCTTTTTGAAGAGCTAATGGAGCTTAATGGTCAGCCTCAGTTTAATATGACCTCTGAAACTCAGTTTCAAGAGCGACTTAGCAAAGAAGATCTTATGTCTATGCAGAATGATCCTAAGTATTGGAAAGAGAAAGATCCAGCATTTATTGCAAAAGTTCGTGCTGGTTTTGCTCAATATTCTCGTGGGAAATAAATGTGAATTAACAATCACATGGGTTTCTGTCACTTTTACCGTACTGAAGGCCCAATTCGCTTGGTGTCAGCCCTAAAGAAAGTAGCTCTTTCAACAGGACAACTGAATAAGCCAGTGTTGAGGAACAACCGGATGGACAGTGTAACTTTAACTTTGAAATAAGGAACTAATAGTATGGCAACTCCAACTATTGATACTTCCTTTATCGAGGAGTTTGAATCCGGCGTCCACATGGCGTATCAGCGCATGGGTTCAAAGCTTCGTGGTACTATTCGTACTGCCAATGGCGTTAAGAATAAAACCACTTTCCAGAAAATCGGTAAAGGTTTTGCTACTACCAAGGCTCGTCACGGCAACATTGCCCCGATGAACCTTGATCACACCAACGTTTCAGTCACCCTTGAAGATTACTTCGCTGGTGAGTGGATTGACGATCTGGATCAATTGCGTATTAACCACGATGAGATGCTTGTCGCACAGCAGTCAGGTGCATATGCACTTGGTCGCAAGACCGACGAGTTGATCCTCGACGCAATGGACACAACTACAAACACACTTAACGAAACCACAAACGGCATTACACTGCCTTGGGCTTTCAGCTTGATGGAAGCTTTCGGCAACAATGATGTTCCTGATGATGGTCAGCGTTATTGCGTTATTGGTTGGGAAAACTGGTCACAGTTGATGGACATTGATGAGTTCTCTCGTGCAGAGTACATCGGTCAGGAAAACTTGCCTTTTGCCAACTCAGTAACAGCAAAGCAGTGGCTTGGCTTTACATGGTTCCCGTTCTCAGGTCTTAATGAAGCTGGAGCTGGTAATGTTGATCGCAAGTGTTTTGCTTGGCATCAGTCAGCAGTTGGTCACGCAATCGGTGCAGATGTTTCATCTAACATGCAGTATCACAACGATAAAGATGCGTATTTTGTATTGAACAAGATGCAAATGAACGCAACACTGATTGATGCGAACGCTTGTTACGAACTTCTACTGAAGAAATAAGGGAGGTTTACAATGGCATTAGTTAAAGCAGACCTTTCTTTGGTCAACTACTCAGGCAATGGCTTCCATATTTGGCATTACAAGTCAACCACAGACGCTCTGAACACAATTGATACAGCCGCTTACTTTAACGGCGTATCAAGCGAGATGAACGTAGGTGATGTGATCTTCATCAATGCTTCAAATGGCTTCGGCATTGCAACTGTTGTGTCTAACACTGGCGGTGTAGTCGATACTGGCGACATCGTTAGCATGACAACAGATAGCCGTTAATGGCTAAGAAACCAACAATGAAGGTGGCAGCGAAAGCTGCCCCTTCTACCTCTCCCAAAGAAGAGATTCGTAAGGGCTATGTTCGTAAGATTGGCCCTAATGCTAAATTAGGTAAGGGTGTAAAATAATGAAAACCTGTGCTTCATGCCCAACTCCGGCTAAATGCCGCAGTGCTGGTAAATGTTTAAACGCAAAGAAATCAACTAAGACAATGGGCAAAGGTTACGGTAAGTAATGCCAACAACCCCATCTACCGACATTGAAGTAGCGCAGAAAGCAATGGTTCTAGTTGGTCTGGAGCCATTGGCTTCGTTTACAGACCAAACTGATGAAGCTTTGGTAGCAAACACTATCTTCGAGGATGTTGTAGAGGATTGTCTGGCACAGCATAACTGGAACTTTGCCACAGGTCAGAAAACCCTTAGTAGGTTAACGGCTACACCAGTAGACCGCTGGGACGCTGCATATGCGCTTCCTACAAGTCCTGCGGTTGTTCAGGTACAAACTGTTACCATTGACGATCAGCCCCAAGAGTACGACATCTATGAGCGTTATATCTATATTAACGCTCAAGTTAGCGAAGATGTTGTTCTGAACTATATTTATCGTCCAGAGACTCAATACTGGCCTCCTGCATTTACTATGTGGGTAATCTTTAGATTGGCTTCTGTATTTGCACTATCTGTTACTCGTAAAGCAGATGTTGCCAAATCATACACAGACCTTGCAGAAGTTCAGTTCCGTAGAGCCAAAGCTCGTGACAGCCAACAGGTTACAACGCAAGGTCTACGGCCTTCTCGTTATCATCGTGTTCGTATGGGTAATGGTATTTATCAAAATGTAGAGGGGCTTTAATGAATGGCACTTCTACGGCAGTTCTACACAAATTTCACAGCTGGGGAATTAACCCCATTTCTGTCATCACGACTGGATTCGGATGCCTATAAAAACGGTGCTAAGACGCTCCGTAATTTCCGTTTGCGTGCTCAAGGTGGTATTACTCGTCGGCCTGGGTGTAGGTATCTTCAAACGCTCTCCAACATTGCTTATCAGATGGAGTCGTATATTTATGACGAAGATGAATCATACATCCTTCTATTTAGTAATGGGCAGCTGGATATTGTTGATACTCTTAGCCTCTCCTCGATAGCACAAACTCTTACATCATGCCCTTGGTCTACAGCAGAGATTGGTCAGATCAAGGTAGCTCAGTCTGGTGATACGATGATTATCGTTCATCCTGATTTTGCTATGCAGAAACTAACAAGAACATCAGCATCAACATTTACTCTAGCAGACTATGATTTTGACCATGACGGCACAGCGCATTACGAGCCATTTTATAGATTTGTTGATCCAGCGGTTACTATTACACCGCAAAACAGCAACACAGGCTCTCAGAACTTTACTGCTTCTTCTTCCATATTTAGCAGTGATTGGGTTGGGGAACATATAGAGTTTACCGACTCTGCTGATAAGGTTGTGCATATCGAGGTTACGGCTTATGTGTCAGGCACTGTTATAACAGGAAGCTTTAGTGACGCAGTAGCAAACACAAATGCAAGAGACACTTGGAAAGAGCAAGTGTTTTCAACTCGGCATGGATATGCTCGTTCAGTAACATTTCACGATCAAAGACTTATCTTTGGCGGTTCAAGAGACTTGCCAAACCATATGTTCTTTTCAAAGGTTGGTGAGTATTTTAACTTTGATGTTGGGTCTGGTTTTGATGATGAATCAATCCAGATTCAGATTGCTGAAAACCAAGTATCTGAAATCAAGTCTATGGAATCATTCCGGCATCTGGCGGTGTTTACGTCAGAGCAGGAATTGTACTGCCCTACGATTGAGAATCGCCCACTAACGCCATCTACAATATCTGTTAAGAAACAGACATCATTTGGCAGCGGTGAGGTTAATCCTGTCGAGTTTGACGGTGCAATTGTGTTTTTGACAAAAACAAAGGGTGCAATTAGAGAGTTTATCTTCTCTGACATAAGCCAAGCATATAACTCTGATTCTATTACTATCCTGTCTCAGCATCTTATTGGCACACCTATAGACATCAGTGCTCAACGTGAAGCATCGGATCAGGTAGAGAGCTATCTCTATTCTGTTAATACTGATGGCAACATTGCTGTTTTTACCAGTATTCGTAAGGAAAAGCTGCAAGGCTGGACTCTGTATGAAACAGAGGGTTCGTTCAAGAATATTGTAAATGTTAACCGCAGAGTATATGTAATTTGCGAAAGAGAGATAAACGGCTCAACGCTTACTACATTAGAGCTTTTTGATAACCAGTACCATCTTGATAGTGCCTATAAGGACACAGATGCCACGGCAAAGACAAACTGGCAGATCGCTCATTTGCCTAATACTCTTGTGCATGTAAAGTCTGGCAATTACAGCCTTGGGTCATACACAACTGACGGAACAGGTAATCTTACCCTTAATGCTGCTGTTACTGATGTGGAAATTGGTATTAACTATATTCCTATATTAACCACACTGCCTCCTGAGTTTCAGCTGCAAGATGGTATTTCCTTTGGTCAGAAGCGGCGCATTGTAAGAGCCGTTCTTGATTTGAATGAAACACTTGATGTAAAAGCAAAAGGAACAAAGGTTATTATCAGGCGTGTTACAAGTAACTTTGCCAATCCACCTGACGCTATTACAGCTCGTAAGGAGATATATTTCCTTGGGTGGTCAAATGATGGTACTGTTACCGTTACACAAGACGAGCCATTACCTATTGGTTTAAATGGCATATTGCTTGAGGTAGAAGTATAATGGGTATGGGATTACAAGTTGTCGGCATTATTGCTGGCCTAGCTGCTGCTCAACAGCAAAGAAAAGCTTATGAGCTAGAAGCTCAGTCATATAAAGAGCAAGCTGATCTTGCAAAGATTCAAGCTGGTCAGCAAGAGATCGAGCGTAATCGTAAGCTTCGTATGCAGCTTGCTGCGTTAAGCACATCTATGTCAGGTCAAGGCACATCTCTTGGCACATCTGCTTCTACAGAAGCTTTGCGTCGTGATGAAGAAGCACTTGCAAAAGCTGATGTAAACTCTATTAGGCTTATGGGTCAGGTAGAAAGACGTAAGTACAGTCTTAGTGCAGCATCATCCAGAGCATCAGGACAAGCCGCTACTATCAGTGGATTCTCTAAAGCAATGGGTGGCATTTATGATATTCAGACTGGCGTTGGAACGAGGGTAGGGTAATGGCTTATCAAAAGACAGGTGGAAGATCGTTCTTTGTCAGACCAAATGGTATGCCTGACCTAAGTGGTTTTTCTGATCTTGCTAATTCTATGAGCAAGCTTTCTGACGTCACGACTAGCA